CGTAACAGCGTAAGTAGCTTATTTTAATTGAAATGTAAATTTACTTGACAAAGAAGAAGAAGACGATAAAACTATACGCAAGCGACTCCGTTATAGAGGACTTCTATAGTGCTTTAGTGGAGGGCGATTCAAGAGCCCTACGAAAAGTACATATTCCGAAGTCTGATGTGTTCTACGTAAGAGAGGCTATCTTCCAACGCACTGGCAATAAGTATACTTTAGATCATGTGGAAAGAGCCATGTACTTAGAAGGACATTTGACCAGGAACGAAGTGCTAGACCCAGACAGGAGAAGACCTTATGCCGATTGAGTATCGAGGTGAGACTTTCGCAGGTTATAACAAACCTAAGCGTACACCTAAACACCCTACTAAATCTCACGTTGTGTTAGCTAAAGAAGGCGACACAATAAAGATGATACGTTTTGGTGAGCAGGGAGCGAAGACTGCAGGAAAACCTAAGAAAGGCGAGTCAGCAAAAATGAAAGCTAAACGTAAAAGCTTTAAAGCCCGACACGGTAGAAATATTAAGAAGGGTAAATTGAGTGCAGCTTACTGGGCTGACAAAGTAAAATGGTAGTAAAAATAGGAGATATACCAAATATGAGAAATATAATTTTTGGAAGTGCAATACTTGCTGCGTCTGCAGTTGCGTTAAGTGCTGAGGTGGCGGATAAAAGTCCTTCTCCTCTTGTGCCTGATGCTTCAGTAGAGTATGCATTTGGAACCCAATCGTGGAAAGGCGATATAGGTATGACTGCAAGTTTTAGTAGTATGTCTATTAGACCATCTGTAGATTGGTCATACGCAGGTTCAGGATCTGTAGGACTAGACGGTGCAAAAGTAACAAGCACTCTTCCTATAGATAGCAATTTATCTGTGTACTCAGAGCTATCTTTAGATAGTGACATGAAGTATAACGACGTATCAGTCGGTCTTACTTACACTTTTAAATAGGAGTATTGGTTATGGATTGGTTAAAAGGCAGAGCAAAAGAGCCGTCTAGTTATTTAGCTGTCGCAGTTGGCGGTGTTGGACTAGGCGTTGTAGTAGGTATACCTATCTTAGTTTGGGCAGGAGTAGTCTGTGCTATATTAGGTATTGTATTAAAGGAACAGCAATCAGGTGGGTAACACCTCTAAATCTAATAGTGCAGGGAGTGGTAAAAAGCGTAACTACAGAGCAGAGTACGACAATTACCACTCCAAGCCTGCACAAAGAAAGCGGAATAATGCCCGACATCGGGCTAGGTATGCCTTAGAGAAGGGCGGTGTCGTTAAAAAAGGTGACGGTATGGATGTGCATCATAAAGATGGTAATCCAAATAACAACAAAAGAAATAATTTAAAAGTTGTACCTAAATCAAAAAACAGATCTTTTGCAAGGACATCAACAGCACGTAAAAGAAGAGCTACAGCGTAATGTGGTTGGCAGTAATACTGGCCTGTGTAACGGCACAAGTTACAACTTGCGATACATTAGTTAGAACTGGTGGGCTGTTTGAGACTAGAAAAGAGTGTGCAGCGGACTTAACGAAGTTAGGAGATGCTGTAAGTAAGACAAACTACTATGTGAAAACATATTGTTTTAAAATGGTTACGGAGACAGACGAATCTGCATAGCGGAAATGCATTATTGTCTGTTTTCAGATAAGTTTTTTTACATATAACTAGGAACGTAAGTCAGATAGGCTGACTTATTATTAGGAGTTATATGAAATGATTAGAAGATTAATACAGAAATACGATACTTACATGGCAAATAGGTCAGCATATTATCAGTTAATGAGCATGAACGACAAACAGTTGAACGATATAGGTATCTGTAGAGGCGATATAAGGCGATTAACAGGGTTTTAACATGGCAGCAGGATCAAAACACTACTTTAGAAACGGCAAAGAGTACAAGGGTGCAGTTCATAAAATGCCTAATGGCGAACTACACTCAGGGAAAACACATACTAAAAGCTCTAAACGTGTGTTTCACTTTAAAGATCTGTCAGATAGAGCAAAAAAAGTAGCTAGGTCTTAGGTACACATACATGACTAGAGAAGAATTTATGAAATGGTTGGTGACTTGCCCAGTTGACTACCTAAGACATAGTGGTGATGTGTATGTAGTTAAGGACACAAAGACTATTGTAGTGACTTTTGACATCGAAGAGGATGAAAAGCAAGATGGCTAGACAATTAACAGAAAATCAACAGAAATTTTTGGAAGTTTTGTTTGACGAGGCTAATGGTGACGTTGTTTCAGCTAAGAAATTAGCAGGATACAGCGAAAATACGCCAACAAGACTTATTGTTGAGTCTCTTAAAGAGGAAATAGCGGATGCAACTAGGACATACTTCTCTAGAAGTGCTCCAAAGGCTGCATTTGCTATGACTCAGGCTTTGTATGACCCTACTGAGTTGGGTATAAAGGATAAAATGGCTGCAGCTAAAGATTTACTAGATCGAGCAGGCTTAGGTAAGGTAGAAAAGGTAGATGTTAACTCTTCTGGTGGCGGTGTCTTTATATTACCTGCTAAGGAAGGTAAAAACGAGTAGCTAAAGTGCTATGGAATACCTACAGTCTAAAGAAAGAGCTAGTAAACTTTTATATATAAGGATGTGGGTTAAAACTGCAGTAGCTATTTTGTTATTTTATCTACTTATAAAGCATTATATAGGCTAACATATACAAATGAGTAATTTTGATCTAGGTTATTGGCAACTTCCTAAACCAAATAAAGGCAAAGAGAAAGAGTGGCACGTTATACCTAGATTAAGGGGTTCTATTCCTTTTGGTTACAGAGAACACCCAGATAATGCCAACTTATTAGAGCCTATACCGTTAGAACTAGAAGCGTTAGAGCTTGCTAAACGACATCTTAAACAGTATACGTACAGAGATGTAGCTAGATGGTTAGAGAAGAAGACAGGCAGATCCATAACTTTTTATGGTCTTAAGAAAAGAGTAGATATTGAGCGTAAACGTAAAAGATCAGCTGCTATTAAAAAAGGACTTGCCAAGCGACTCGAAGAAACGCTTAAAGAAATCGAAAAGCTTGAAAAAGAAAACATCGGAGCCTACGGCTAAACCAGATGTAGTTCAAAAAGTTCCTGCAAAAGCTATAGCAGCTGAGTTTGATGTAGAGGTTGCTCAAGATATAGTTTTTGAGCCAAACCCTGGCCCTCAAACAGAGTTTCTTTCTTCTTCTGAGCGAGAGGTTTTGTACGGAGGTGCAGCAGGTGGCGGTAAAAGTTACGCTATGTTGGCTGACCCTTTACATGGATTAAACAGTCCTAACTTTAGTGGTTTGTTAGTTAGACATACAACGGAAGAACTTCGTGAGCTTATTCAAAAGAGCCAAGAGTTATATCCTCGTGCAGTTCCCGGCATCAAATGGTCGGAACGTAAAAGTCAATGGGTTTCACCTCGAGGCGGCAGACTTTGGATGTCTTACCTCGACAAAGACATGGATGTTACTCGTTATCAAGGTCAAGCATTTAACTGGCTAGGTTTTGACGAGTTAACGCAATGGAGCAGTCCTTACGCATGGGATTATATGCGTTCTAGATTAAGGAGTGCATACGCTAGTGAATTAGGCTTATATATGAGAGCCACAACAAACCCAGGAGGAAGCGGACACTCTTGGGTTAAAAAGATGTTTATAGATCCTAGTACGCCTAATAAACCTTTTTGGGCTACTAACATTGAAACAGGGGAAACGATTAAGTTTCCTGCAGGCCACAGCAAACAAGGACAACCTTTATTTAAAAGAAGGTTTATACCTGCAAGTCTATTTGATAATCCGTACCTATCTGAGTCAGGTGACTACGAAGCAATGCTTTTGTCTTTACCTGAACACCAAAGAAAACAACTACTAGAAGGAAATTGGGATGTTAACGAAGGTGCAGCTTTTCCTGAGTTCAACAGGAAGATACACGTTGTTGACCCAATTACTATACCTACTAACTGGACTAAGTTTCGTGCCTGTGATTATGGCTATGGAAGTTATACAGGAGTTGTATGGATTGCTGTCTCTCCGTCTGAACAACTTATTGTTTACAGAGAATTGTACTGCTCAAAAGTAACTGCAACTGATCTTGCAGACATGATACTCGAAGCAGAAGCGGAAGATGGTACGATACGGTACGGTGTATTAGATAGCTCCCTCTGGCACAAAAGAGGTGATACTGGGCCTAGTCTAGCAGAGCAAATGAACATGAAGGGTTGTCGATGGAGGCCCTCAGATCGCTCTAAAGGTTCTAGGGTAGCAGGGAAAAACGAGCTCCACCGTCGCCTGCAGGTAGATGAGTTTACAGGCGAACCACAGCTAGTTTTCTCGTCTACCTGTGTTAACACTATAGCACAAATTCCTGCTATACCTTTAGATAAACGCAACCCAGAAGACGTAGACACTAATGCAGAAGATCACCTTTATGACGCTCTTCGTTACGGTGTTATGACAAGACCAAGATCCTCTTTGTGGGATTTTAATCCTGCAACTCAACGTACAGGCTTTCAAGCCTCAGACCCTAGATTTGGATATTAAAAATGGCAGAAATAGACGAACTTTCTTTTGATACAGATGATGTAGTAGCTGCAGAAGATGCAGAAGATAATATATTAGATAGTGCAGGAGATGTAGTAAACTTTGTATCGGATAGGTTTAAAAGAGCAGAAGACTCTAGACGAGGAGATGAAGCTAGATGGCTAAGAGCTTATAGAAACTATAGAGGTCTTTATAGCTCAGATGTTCAGTTTACAGACTCAGAAAAATCTAGAGTATTTATAAAAGTAACTAAGACTAAAACGCTTGCAGCTTATGGGCAAGTCGTTGATGTTTTATTTGGAAATAATAAATTTCCGCTTTCTGTAAACCCTTCTATACTGCCTGATGGTGTAGCTGAAGCAGTGCATATTAATATAGACCCTAATGCAGACGCAGCAGGAGATGCTTTAAAAAGTACTTTTGGAGAGTCTTACGGTAAACCTTACTTAATAGGCCCCGACACAGAGTTAAGGCCAGGGGAGACATCTGCAGATCTTTCTAAAAGACTAGGAGGTTTAGCTAATAAACTAGAACCTGTAAGTGAAAAAGTAATCGAAGGTCAGGGAACTGGCCAGACTACTGTTTCTTTTCATCCTGCAATGGTTGCAGCTAAGAAAATGGAAAAGAAGATACACGATCAGCTTCAAGAAAGTGGAGCTTCTAAGCATTTAAGAAGTATGGCTTTTGAAATGGCTTTGTTAGGTACTGGAGTGATGAAAGGCCCCTTTGCTTTAGATAAAGAGTATCCTAATTGGGATGATGACGGTGAGTATGATCCTTTAATTAAAACAGTACCATCAACAAATCATGTTTCGATTTGGAATTTCTATCCTGATCCAGAAGCAGCAAGTATGGACGATGCAGAGTATACTGTAGAACGCCATAAAATGTCTAGAAATCAACTTCGTGCTTTAAAAAGTAGACCTTTCTTTATGGAAGATGGAATACAGTCTGCTATAGATAAAGGCCCTGACTATGTACAAAAAAGTTGGGAAATGTCTATGGAAGACGATGATTCTACTGTAGGCGAGTCTGAAAGATGGGAAGTATTAGAGTTCTGGGGTTTTGTTGACACAGATATACTAGAAGAAAATGGTTTAAAGATACCTAGAGATCTAAAGAAG